CAAGAACTTGACGAGCTATGAGTTTAGTATTAGGATCCAAATCCTGAATAACATACTCAAATATCTTACTGGAATATTTCCAGGAGATCTTATCAGTAGCAGCGCTATAATCAACGCTAAGCCACTTATCGTCCACAGACTCAACCTCAGGACGTAAATCCATAAGGTCGGTAGGACAGAGTTTTCTATCGAGTAGCCTATAACAAGGCATGCTCCTAAGAGCACTATGGAGAGCCTTCTGTAAGGGTTTCATCCTATAATAAGGAAGGGCAGGGCCCTTACTTATCATCCTGATCTTATTAGGTTCAAGAACAGTTTGGACGGTACATCGGAGACGGTTCTCTCGTTCCTCCAACTCCATCGTCAGACTGTTGAGGTCGTCAAGGTTACATAAGATACGTAACTGTGACTGCCAATCAAACATCTGAGAGTAAGTTGAAACAACACGATGCTCACGGACACCTCGGACAGAGATCCAGGGAATTTCTTTCATGGAAATTAATTCCTCAGAAGTCTGACCTGTGACTCCACACAGATCAATTATTTCACGACTAGCGCCTCCCTGCTTGCGAGTTCGCTCAAAGCAAGCTGAGGTAGAAGGCGTATAAAGATGAAAGGCATCGCGGTCATAAGTTCTATTGACATCGCGGCGAACCTTCTCGAGAACACGAAGAAAGTTGTCATCTTCCATTATCTTTTCGATGACCTGGTCTACACCAGTATCATCATTCGTTAAAGCCTTGAAGTGATCTTCATACGCATCTTTAACGAGGTCATCACTGACCGGCAACGTGGCACGCTTGCATTGGAGCCAAGAGTACCAAAGGTGGGTATGCTTTCGATTAAAAGTAAGCATTCTAGTATTCATCCACCTTCTCAACATACCCGCAGGGACAAAAGGCCTGTCGGGACACGGAGGAAGATCGTTTCTTAGATACTTAGCAAGAGGATAGTTTAAGAGGTATTTACACCTTTTCAACCACATCCCCTCACTATCAGAGCTATCTAAGTACTGTTGTATCTGAGAAGACATAACAGGGATTATAAACTTCTGTTCATGATGAACAAGCAAATCAGATAATCCAGCGATCAAAGCCTTAGTTCGATCCTTCAAGGAAGGTATGTCGGGCAAGACTTGGTTACGGACGTTTTCTTCCCGTGACCAGGCCTTAGGCTTCTTAAAACTTTTTACAGTTTTCTCTTTGTTGGACCTTTCCAACAAGGACGCAGACTGAAAAGTATATTGGGC